TTGGCTTCCTGCAGAATCTTCTTCTGGAAACAGAAGACACCACGGAAATCATACGTACGACCATCAAGCCACTGCAGGTTACCATCTGGCCCAAGCTCAGCGTCGCACTTGGCGTCACACTGATACGAACCCAGATCACCATAGCTGTTAATCTGAGGATAACGGAAGGTAGACTTAGAGACGTTAACGCTAGCATAAAGGTCTTCAAGCGAAGAACAAATAATGTTACAATCAACTTCAATACCAAGCATTTCCGGAAGGAAGAAACCCTGATCAAGGGAAGCCCCATCAAATGCCTTACGTTCGATGTCGGTAAGACTACGTACTGCCTGATCCTTAGTGACCAGACCAACCTGCATCATCTTGCGAACAGCACCACGGTAAGCCGAAACATCAACCAGATTGCTGGTATCCGGCTTGAAGTCTTCTGCCTCACCAACACCCTTATTGATGAAAACACGGCGCTGCAACTCAATTGCCAGTTCGGTTTCACGATCCTTACGATCATTACCGCCCTTAAGGATCGGTGCATCCATTTCCTTTTTAAGGGAATCGAGCGTAGCCACCAACGTGTTATGCTTGTTGACAAGTTCAGCATACTCAGCCGACTTCTGTGCAACAGTGGCCTTCTGCTCCTCGGTAGAAGCCTTGACGCCACCAAATTCATTGGTCAGTTCGCGATACTTAGCGTCCTGATCATCTTTCGACTTCTTAACCAGATCAGTGATGTCGCCAACCTGCTTGGAGAGCAAAGCGAGGGTATCCTCAATCTGCTTTTGTCCAACAGCGTCCTTAGTAACATACATACCAATAAAAATTTTACGATAAGTATTCATAACAGTTCCTTGTTAGTTTGACTTGGCTGCTTCTAAAAGCTCTGCCATTTTAGTGGACAGTTCATTCAAATGTGACAATGCCAACATGGGCGGTGTCGGTTCTTCTTTCTTCACGAAAAGCCTTAGGGACTTTTTGATTACACCAACAATACGTGATGCATCATTACGGGACTTTACCAACCCCGAGTTTACTAATAGCTTCTCAAATTCAGCAACAGTTTTAGGAAGTTCTGAGTCATCCTTAACTATTGTCATCACCGCCTTTTCGTTGGCAGGGAAGGGAGTAATTGAAACTTCCATAAGGTCTCCCTTAGTAATTTCAAACCACTCTTCTTTCCCATCTTTTTCATCAGCATTATGTACAATGTATTCCTGTACAGCAAAACCGACCGAAAATGAAAGGCCACCAGAAACATCAGCCGAATACCAAAGATCACGTGCATAACTAATACGAAGATCAATCTGCGCTTCAATCCAAAGCTTACCCTGACGATATTCAAGTACCCTTATTACACCACAGACATTATTCCAATCATGTCCATGTAGTAATTTGATTGATCGCGGGCCAGTTAATCCGCGATCTTTGATGCTATCTAAAAATGCACCAGCTTTAACCATATGACCGTGAAAGTCAACATCAGAAGTAGAAGCCCAACCAGCAACATAACCTTCCGGCATGTCACCTAGTGCTTTTAATTCAATGTCGGAAGCTTTATTGAAAGACAAAGTTACAACAGCCCTATCGCCTGCCGTAATCATATCCTTCGTTATGAAATCACCCTTATTTAGCTTTTTCATCTTTACTTCCATTGTCAATTAGTAACCGCTGCTCTTCGGTCATTTTTGGAAAACCACACAGTTCACGTTTTTCATCATCAGTTAAGAAAGTAACCTTTGAAACGCGTTCTGCTGTACTGGAGCGTACTTCTTGTAAAGCTGGTATACTATCAATATCAAACTCAATCCTACATCCACTTGGGCAGATAGCGTCTGTCAGGCCGTCAGCTATCGGACTTAGATAGTTTGGTATGATAGTGTCTTCCCAAAAGGAACGCCTTGATTCTACGTAGTTACCAGCAAATTTAGCGCCGTCCGCTGAACTAATACCCATCAACGAAGATGGGATGCCGAAAAGACCATATATCATTCTTGACATATCATCCATTGGCATTTTTGTATGTAAATCTGAAAGATCAGAAGGTAGTTCGTGTACGTCAATTTTAGTGTTGTACAAGAACAATGCGTGACCGGAATCGCCACTTTCTACTGAACTACCAGCTATGTAACTTTCAAGGTTCTTTTTCTGATCCTTAGTCAACGTTTTTTCGGCAACGATCACATACTTAGAGTTTGGATGACCCGAAGCAGTGTCGATACCACGCTTAAGAAGCAGGGTAATAATAGCGGCTGGAAGGCCAGCTGCCGAAAGTGGGGCCAGTGACCTACAGTCAGAAGCAATACCAGTCAGGTTAGGAGTGAAAACCTCGTGTACATAGGACGACGTACCAGTACCCCGCTCTGCTGTCCTGCGAGTAGGATATACCTTTCCGCCCTGCGCACCGTCCGAGGCATTGCCATACTCATAATGAGTGGCAAAACCTCTTTCGGACGTAATCACCTTAACATACTTAGTGTCTAAGGCGTGAACTGCGTTTACAGACTTATCAGATGATACGCCAACTAAAAATGGAACGCGTCCATACACGGCGTAATTAAGTCCCATCCAATACTTAAGTTGGGTAGCCGAAAGAATGTCGTTTGGACTTCTCAATACGTTGTTGATATTTTTAATTGTAGTTGCTGTCGCTCTTTCGGACGCAGGAACATCATCAACAGGTACGCATTCCCAACTTACAGTAGAAACCGATGTAGCAATTTTATTTAGACACCGGAAAATTACTGGGTGTTGCAATGCCATTTCGGCAGCAACCATACTATTGTATGTGATTATACTAGTTTTGTTACCCGACCACGACATAGACGGATTTATTGGAGCCTCCGAAGGCTTCCTATTCGGCATAGCCTTTAGAATTACATCAAACAAACTCATCTTCCAAACCTTAATGTTAACACACCAGAATCAGCATCATCGTCATCTGGTATGGTCTGGCAGTCTTCTGTAGCATACCTAATTGAATCCCAACCATGGTTATGGGCATCAACTGGAACCGACAGTTTCTTTTTCGTCATTCTATCAACTTGCCAAGAATAAAGCCTTGCTTCTTCTCGTATGCCGGGACATGATGGGCTTATGTAAATTGTATAACCTTGCAACCAAGTGATACCAGATTTAACAGAACCCGGACCTTTTTTAGCACCATGTAAATTAAACCCTTGCGAATTTAAATGGTCGATAGTACCCGGTTGAGAACTATCAGCTTTAATTAAGTCAGAACTACTATCTACTACTGATTCCATTAGTGCTGGTAAGGAAGAAAGAGGTACACAACCATAGGCTTCTTTAGCTATATAAATAACTCTCTTTGATTCCCATACGTATACTTTTGTAATAAATGAAGGGTCTTGACCAAATCCGAAATCCATACCATATCGTGGGGCAATACTTAGTGGTACGTCGATATCAGATATTATTACGTTACTAAAAATTTTAGTTTCGTAACCCTCATCATATTCACCTTCCCAAATATGCTTATACCTAGTTGGATTGCCATGCTTCATATGAGAAGCTTTTTCCGGCATATTAGTTTGATAGAAGAATGGGTTGTCTTCTATACCAACTTTTATTACTAAGCTATTCGGTGGGGGTCCATTCTTACCCCTAAACATTACATCAACTGGATCAGTACTTTGATCTGGGTTCCACGTAAACCAAACTTCTGCACCGGGCTTGCGAATGGTAGGCAGCAAGATTTCGAGAGAAACCGAATTAATAGTTGCTGCTTCTTCAACCCAACAAATATCAGCGCCTTCCAAAGATTTTGCTGATTGTGGGTTGATATCCAAACCAATGAACGAAAACCTAGAACCAGTCTTTATATTTATAATTTCGGTACGTGTGGACTTAAATTGAGCAGACAAACCAAGTGATTTAATTTTCTGCTCAAGAAGTTCCTTAACCGAATCTTTAATCGACGCCTGAAACTGTCTGGCGCACACAACGCGTAAACATTTTTCAGACGTCATCACAACAAGAATAGTGGCTACAGTATGGGATTTTGCTGAACCACGACCACCATAAATAGCCTTGTACGAAAAAGGTTCAAACAACTTTAGGAACTTTTCACCTATGAAAAGTTCCTTGTGTCCTTCGGATACCTGTTCTTGCTCGGACACAGGACACCTACACTACTTTTCGTGCAACCGGCGTCTGGGGTGGTGACTGACCAGTGGTAACGGTATTTGATACCTTCACCACAGTGACACCGCCATTGACTGGTGCATTTGAAGGCTTGACCACATTAGTGGCACTGCTACCAAATGACTTACCGCAACCACAGCCCATTTTTAGTACCCCCTCTTAGCACGAGCATTAGCTGAAATACCAGCCTGTAATGCATACCATGAAGTAGTCGACATCAGAAAAAATTCCAACATGTTAAATCCCCTTGCTCAGGATTACCAACGTAAGTGCCACGACTAGAGCGCCGAAAAAAGCACCAATAATTATACCACGAAACATTAAACAACACGGGCAATCAGTCCACATAAAACTAGTAATTCTACTAGTCCAATGATATTCTGTTTGGCACCAATTCGGGGTAACTGTGTTAGAACCCCACGTAAAAAATTTATCTACTATTTTTTGCATGGGGTTCTCTCCACCACAGTGTGTACTTTATTCGGGTTTCTTGGAGAACCAAGACCAAACAAAACCCATAACAGTAGCAACAACACCAGCCCACAACTGAACCGACGCATCCGACATATAACCATTAGTAACTGCAATACCACCAATTGTGGTGAGGACGTGACGCAGCTGGTCCTTCATTTTTTCTGACATAATACATTCCCTTACTTATTTAATTTTGTCTAATTTATTAGCTATTTTATCAACTGATGTTATAAGACGGTTTAATTTATCTTCAATGGCCGAGGATTTTTCAGACAAACGCGCAGATGAAACTTCGTGTAGTTGTACTTTTGTGTGTGATATATTAGCAATATCTGATATTTCTTTTATACGAATGGATTGTGCTGAGACTTCACTACGTAAAGTACCCCATGCTGTAGCAAGAGTTACTATAAAACTTAGAACAGCCCACAAACCAACTTTTTTATCAATTTGGATCATTGAAGACCCCCTAATCTACGTAGTTGGACTTCGGTTGTAGTGATACGACCTTCGTGTTCAATAATCTTACGATTTTGTTCCACGTCTATACTATCAATACGGTCCATTCGTTTATTAAGTGATTCTACAGAGGTTTGTATTACACCCAACTTATCGTTTATTAGTGGTACAATGTCAGTGGATTTTTCAATCTTAGTAAGCGATGCTTCTATACTGGCAGCGTACGCATTCACAATTCTGTTAAATGGAACGTCCAAACCACCAAGTTTAAGCACGGTAACAATAGCAATGGCTATACCAAGAAAAGCACCAACAAAACCTACAACGAAAGAAGGAGTATGGTCTAAAGCCTTAGAGATAAAACTAGAATAAGGCTCCATAGCCTTATTTGTTGCGTCGTTCATTTTCAGTATTACGCCCCGTGTGTAATATTATCTAAGAACAGCGTTAACATAGCCTATCAGCTGGCTAACGTTTATAGTGCGCCACGAAACCAGTTGTTGGAGACGTTGTACGCAGTGAAGCCCTGCTGCGGCTGCGCCGGGTTGACAACCTGAGCCACGCCAGCGCCAGCTGCAATGGCTGCGATGAACGCTGCATGCTCTTTGGTCAGATCGGGCGGGATGGGGGCGGTAAACGAGCCGTTGGTGATCGACATGTATGTAGTTCCTTAGATGTAGGTTGCAGTGATACGCTGCTCGCCGCCGCCACTATCCATAGTGAGCACCGAGCCAAAGAACGTGTCGGTGTTGCCGTTTGACACGGCAGACCACGACCATGTTTCTCCGACGCTGAGCGGAACGCCAGACCCGCTGTCTGCAGTAACAGACCCGGTGGCCGCGATCTGCTTTACCGTCACGGAGAGAATTTTGTCGGACCCAGTGGCC